AAATTCAGAACCATAAACCATAATAACACCAGTGTTACCATCACCCATTCCAATAGCAGCATCTGCTAAATCATTAGTATTATAAGGTACCGCTGTGATTTGATTTGCTGCTAAACCACCTCCTGTTCCACCATCTGAATTATGAGATACTGATACGTAACATTTTGCTGTTTTTCCATTTGACGTGGAAATAACTACTGTGTCACCAATACGAATACCATGCTTATTAGCAGCATAATCCGCGCCAGTATCAACATGATCTGTAATTGTAACTAAGTTTGAAGCCGCTGTTGTAACTGTACAAGTGTAAGTTAAATGTAACCTACCTTGCTCTGACCAAACTACTTGGTCTGAAGACATTGCTTCTTCTGCACCTACTTGATTTAAGAATCCAGAAACAGTTCTTTTACCATAAACCTCTGCTTCTTTTTCCATTAAATCTGGTAAGTATTGTTGGGACCAATCGTTAGTCCCACTTGTAAAATCGATATAATTTGTAGATAACGTAGCTTGTTTAGCTGCTGGCGTTACGTTCAAATTATCTCCTGGAGTAATTGCCATTTTGTAATAATTTTAAATTGTTAATTTTTGTTTTTAATTTTCCATTTAAAACTAGCAGAATCATCACCTAACACTTTAAAACTTGGACCACTAGTATTTTTAGTCTCGCCATGTGATTGTCGAGGATCCATACTAACGTTCTTAGATTTAGCAACACTATCTTTCATAGCGTCTGCTTTGCCTTGTTCGTAAAAATGTTTTGCAATACTATCAGCATTCATAGCTGTGTAAAGCGATTTGTGATAACCCTCAGCGTCTTTCAATGCGCCGTTTTCATCGAGAAACCTTCCCATGAACTCGTTAACATTACCGTGAGTTTCTTTAACCTTGTTAGCGTCATTAACATTAAACCTAAATCTTTTGTCTCCAACATTGTATTCAAAACCTTTGAATTTGTCTCCAAAAAACTTATTAGTTCTATTGTTAAAGTTAGTCGCTAATGCTTCACTTTGCTTCTGCGTCTCTTCTGTAGTTTTTTTGTATCTATTAAAAAATTCAATCGCTTTTTGTTGTTCTGGCGTTAACCTTGAACCCGATTTAATCTCTTGATAGTACTTGGACTTTAGCCCGTCCAGATGGCTTTTAGCGCTGGCAACTTGCTCTTTTAGCGCTAATTTTTTTCTTTTTACATCTTTTTCGTCATCAACTTCTTCTTCATAAGAAAATTGATCTTCCATTAGGAAGTTAATTTCATCATCATCTAAATGACTTTTTGTAGCTTTGTAATATTCTCTTAACAAGGACTTGTCATCTAGTTTGCTGTAATCCTGAGTTAGTTTAACATAGTCAACTAAATCACCACCTGTGTCATTCATAAAATTAATTAACTTTTGAATATTCTCAGGCAAAGGTTGTCCAGTTTCTTTTGATTCGGCTATAGCTTGCTCTGCTTTATCTGCTATTTTTTCAACCTCGTCTTTTACTTGCTCCTCAGTTATTTCTTCTACAACTGGCGCTTCTTGTGTTTCTGCTTCCGGCTGTACTTTTTCTTGTTCTTGTGGGGCGTCGGCATTTTCAGGCTCTGCAACCACTCCGCTGCCGTCAGCGTTATCTTCTTTAGTTTCATTTCCCTCTGGTTTTGGTGGTTTACTTAAATCTACTTTATAAACGTCACTTTCAACCTCTTGTGATTTAAATTTTCCTAAATCAACTTTTGTAACGTTTTCTTTTGGTTTTTCTTCAGTTTTAGGTGTTTCTTTGACTACATTTTCATCACCTGGATCTTGTTGATTACTTTCTACAATCTCCTCTACTATTTGTTCATTTTTTTCTTCCATAATATAATATAATAATAATTAATAATTTTACAAACTAAAACCCGTGCCTAGTATATCATTACTTGATTGCTCAAAGTTTTTAGGTGGTTTGTTGTTTAGTTTTTGGTCAATCATTTCGCTTTGATGCGTAGACTGTATTTTTAGTCTATCGTCTTTACGACCTTCTTTCATTGCTTCTTTAGATTTAGCGCCATCAGTCTCCAATTGTTTTAACTGCATTTGTAATTGGAACTCATGGTTCATTAACTCTTTTTTTAACAAAAAGTCATGTTCGTTTTTACTTTTTTCAAGTTCTGCTTTAGCCGTTTCAAATTGTGTATCAGTTTGTACTTTTGCTTGTGCTTTTTGTATTTCCATTTGAGCTGCAGCCGCTTGAGCTTGTTGATTAGCTTGCGCTTGTGCTTGCATATTTTCTTGTTGTATACGTTGATCTTTTTCTTGCTTTTTTCTTCTACGTATTTTTAACAATTGATTTGCTAACTTAATATTTTTAATATCCCTAAGATCAATAGCATCGTCTAAATCTATTATTTTTTGTTGTAAAGCCATTTGAATGTTGTTTTCTAACATCGATCTCTCCTCGTCATCCGGTTGTAATGTTAAAAATATTCCAAAATCATACAGGTGTAATTCACTCATTTCTTTTAGCGTGGCTACATTGTGATTACCTATCGACTGTATAAAAGCTTCTTTTGTTGGTGAATATTCTATTATATCAGATATTCTAAGTGATAAACACTCTGCGACTGAAGAAGTTAAAAACAATCCAGATTGTAGTATATGTCTTGTTGCTGTATTACTATTTGCAGCAGCCATTTTTTGCAGGCCAACTAATGAATCAGGGTCTGGTGTTCCAGAGGTTGCTTCGTTAAGACCGGTTACATCTCTTATCATTTGTAAGTAATAATTATAATTACCTATAAGAGCTTGAAGTTTGTTTCCGCCACTTCCAGATTGTATTTCTTGAATAGGTACTTTACCTGGGTTCATATCACCCTCTTGTGTAAGCGATCTACCAATTACAGAACCAGTTTGGAAAAACATATTTAATGCTTCTTGAGGATTATAGTTAGTTCCATTACCTAAATCTATTTCTGCCAAACCATCGGCGTCAAGATAAACACCATCTGGAATCATACGGGACAATACTTGTTGTATTTTTAAGTGAGTTAACTGTATCATATCAGCAAAACCAGTTACACGTTTTACTAAAGATTCTATTCTACCCTCGTACATCCTAGGCGCTACAATAGAATAATTCATTTTAACTTTAGTGTAATTGCTTTTAGGGCGCATCATGTTTTTAGCCATCTCCCATTTAAGTAATTTTTTAGTACCTAATATGTAAGCGCCTTCATAAAGTGTTTCTATAGACCTTATTAACTTACTAAACTCTCCTTCCATACCTTCTGGCGGGTTGAACGTATCATCTTTTTCTAATACTTTTTCTCCACCAGTTGGTCCTTCTTTTAATTTATAAACCTCGTTCATGTAGGTTTTGTAATTAAAATATAATACTTTTATTTTATTTGTATCTTCTTGAATATTGCTGCTATATCTAGCGCCATTATTGTCTCCAGTTTTTATTATCTCTTCAAGATCATCATGTTTAAGGTGTGGAAATTGTTTGGCTAATTCATTTATTGGTATTTCCTTAACTTCACCAACGTAATATATATCGTCAAAATAAGGTGAGTCCGTATGGGAGTAAACTAAATTAGCAGGGTCTACGTAATCTATAACAACGCCCTCAGCTGTATTAAACGTTGTTTTAACAGCGCCAATACCAATAGTTGTTAAATCATAATAAAACCTTCTTCTTATTAACTCATATTTATTTCCTTCAAATAGAACATTTAAAGCTTGTTCTTCTGCTATTTCAACGGCTTGCTTGTAATTGAGCTGCATGTGAAGCTCTAATTCCTCTACTGTATCTGGAAGCTCTTCTTTTGGATCTGACTTAGAAAGATTAAAACCAAACTCCCCTTGTACAAACGCATGAAACTCTTTTAAACGCATGTCGCGCATTATGTTTTCCATGTACTCGGTTCTCTTGCTAACACCATAGGGATCTTGAGAATAAGCTTTTATATCATAAGCTCTTTCAGCCATGCCATTTACAACTATATCAACAAATTTAGGTATAATTGGTACTGGTTTCCAGTCTAAATTTAAATAGGACAAATCACCATTAATAGATAACTCGTCCTTATATTTTTGTATTGACTGCTCGCCTCTTGCGTATAACCTTAACTTATGAAAATCGTTTTTATTAGCTACATATCTGTTTCTTGTATTATCTTTTTTAAACCATTCTTCTTCTATAGCTTTTGCCACTTTAAGACCATACTCATAGCTCATCTTTTCGATATCGCTTACTACTTGACTAGGAAAATAGCTGTTAACGGATTGTGCCATATTTATTTTTTAATTATTGATGTGTTACCACGGTTATTGTAAGTGGCAATACTTATATTTAACTTTTGTTTTTCAACCTTAGGATTTGGAGCGTACAAATGTCTATTGTTTGCCATTATTGCTAAACCACTACTTATTGTTGCATCATGCTTTGTTCTTTTTGTAATATCAAACCTACTCCAATCATTTAATAATTCATTAAAATATAAATCACCAAACGTTCCATCTTGTCTCATTCCCACGTGGTCTTGTATATACATTTCAATAGCTGCTGCATGAGCTTGTTTTATATCTTCACTAGAGTTTGGTATACCACCTACTTCTTTTTCTGCAACAGACAACTTGTTCCAGATTTTATCGGGTCTATTCATACTAAACCCTCTGTATCCTCTACGTCTCAAATAATACAAGAGACGAGGTTTATTGTTCTCTGCAAGTATAGGCATCCCGTAAAATACTAATGCCATTAGAACGTCCTCAAAGAATATTTCAGCCGTAGGTGGTCTTGATAAGTATTCTAAAAAAAAGCTATTCGCAGGAGCGTCCTCCATACTAAACCTGGTTAAGCCGTGTAATGCTCCTTTAGATCCTTCTCCATCTAC